AAACACCAGACGACAGTAATGCAGAAAAGGGCTGCGCTCGTAAAAGCGAAAGCCCAATCTTTCATTTTTTAATCCAAGTCTGCCAAATAGCACCAGCAGCCATGATTAACCCACCCACCCATAGAATAGGCTTGGCAGCAGAAGCTATCCATCCTAAGACTTTAAAAGCCCCATCAAGAGCCTTTATAGCCTCTACAAGACCTTTTGTGTTCTTGTCTATGTCATCTACCTTAGTTTCAACTGCAAGCAGTCTCTCGTAGATTTGTTTGTGGGTGACTTCTTCTGTCATGGCATTTCAACCCAATCAGGATTGTGAGGCCAAGTGATAGTGGCTCTGGCATCAGAAACAGTCGCTGGAAAGTCACGCAAGGTTTGACGATATGTAGCCCACTCAACCTTTTTGGGAATAGTGCAATCGGGAATCTGAGTCCAATCACAAGCAAGCAATAAAGCATTGCGTGTGGCTCTCAGTTGTGCCATTGCAGAGTCTTTAGCTGCTTGGATTTCTTCAGCACTCAGGCTTTCCACTTGGACAACAGAAACGAATTCACCATCGTCATAAGGTGAGCATGAAACCAACTTTTGTGTCAGCTTGTCATGTGCTTTGAAAGCGTTGACTTTCTTGGCGTTGTTGGCAGTCAAGAATTCATCACTTGGGCCATTGCCATTGAATGATGTATTTGTAAACAGTTCACGATAATCGCCAACTGTGATAGGACTAGTTAAGATTGCAATTTGCATAATGTTTCCTTAGATTGGGCCTTTGTCAGAGAATGATGCTGTTGGCGGTGTGAAGTTTGCGGTGTATCGGGCATAGCCTTTGGTGATTCGGAAATCATCCATATATCCTGAGGCTTCATTTAATGCAGAAGCTGCCCACCAAACATTGATTCCTTTTCTATATGTTGACCTATCAACAATAGAGCCAGAAATTGATGTAAGGTTTAAATCACGATTACCATTAACAAAAAGCATCCATGTTGTTCCATTACGAACAAAAGCAATGTGATTCCATGCGTTCTGTGTAATTGTGGTTGTTCCTATGCCATTACCGCCTGAGTCAGCATTTATCAGATTCCAAGAAGTTCCATTTGAACTTGCCCAAATACCAATTTTTTGGTTTGTTGAAACAGAGCTGTAATCAATGCCAATTGACCAATCAACACCAAAACTGCCGTGATACAAAGCCTGTCTTGCAGTTGAAATCGGATACCACCAAAACTCAATAGTAAAGTCACCAGAACCAAACTCTAAATTTGGTGTTGCTGGTGCTAAAAGATAATTGTCATTTCCAACAACAGAACCAAAACTAATAGACCCTGTCCCATACTTCTTTTCGCTTGTAGAAATCTGTGCAACACCCACAGTTTCTAAGTCGTTCATCATGGCGTTGTCAAAGATTGCGCCATTGGTCATGTTGCAAAGTAATTGGGTATTGGTTATTGCTGTCAGGGGTGCTGTTGGAGGCGTAAACGCAGATGTATAAACGGCTGTACCTTTAACGCAACGAACATCAGAAATGTATCCACTAAAAGGCTCACTTCCACTTCCATTACCATTTGCACCAATCATGGGCCTTGATGGTTGGTTAATGTAAACAGTTGCATCTGTTGCAGAACCAACTTGAACACCATTTAAAAACATCTTTGTAGTTGTACCAGAACGAGAAACAGCAACGTGATACCAAGTTTTAGCTTGAATACCTGTTGCTGATATTAAATCGCTTCCATTATTAAATCTTAATGAGCTGCTTGATTGAAACCAATAAATTACTGGCGTATTAAGGTAAACAGAACTATCTGCTGAAGAATAAATAAATTGATAGGCTGGAGAAGATGCAACTGAATTGAAATAAACCCACAATTCAATGGTGAAATCACCTGACCCAAACGCTAAGTTTGATGAGCCAGTACCAGTTAAATAATCCCCACTACCATCAAAGTACCCTGACCCACCAATCACGCTTGTGGAGTAGGCGGTAGCAGTACCAAATGGGTTGAAGCGTTGTACGCTTGGTGTGCCGTTTACTGTCGCTGTAAATGCGTTTGCGCTATTGTCAATAAAACGATTGCTTTGGCAGGTCAACAATTGTGTACCACTTATCGCAGTTAATGGTGCAGTTGGTGGGGTAAAGGTAGACGTATAAACGGCTGTGCCTTTAACAACACGCAAATTAGAAACATAGCCACCTAATTTTGAATTTTGATTTCCCGCCCCAGAACCAACATAAACACCATACAAATTAGATGTAAAAGTTGCGCTAGACGTAATTGGCGTAGTCCCCGCAACACCATTTAAATAACCCGTAATTGTGCTTCCGCTTCTAACAATTGCAATATGATTCCATGAATTTAATGTTGGAGTCATACCAACAGTTGTATCAATTACCCATGAATTATTGGACTGATAACCAAACTTTACGCCACCAGAAGTGTAGTTAGAAATAATCCATCCAGAATTTCCAGAGCCAATGAAAGCAGCGTTATTTGCAGTACCCACAATGTCTGAGTTTTGACTTGCGGTAATGTAAACCCAAAATTCAACAGTAAAATTAGCATCAAATGTAAAGTTGGCGCTTTGGGCTGTATTAAAGAAATCAGTTGAGCCGTTAAAATAATTAGACCAATTAGACCCATAAGGCGAGAAAGAACCTTGGGTTGTGTTGCCGTTTCTGGTAATGGTGTAATTGTTTGTACTGACATCTACAAATGTATTGTTCTGCGCACCATTAGTCCCATCACCATGCAAGAGCATAGTGACGTAGTTAAATTGTGCGTCTGGTGCTACAGCAGACCCATCAGTTTTAGATGCTGCAAACATTTATCAGTCCTTATGGTGTGTAGTTCTGTGCAACAACGACACCATACCAGTTTGTGCCATCAGCAAAGAAACTTAATATGTCTTGTCTGCTTGCAGTAGATGTAATAGTCGGTGCAGTACCACCTGCCCATTTAACTGTTGACCAAGTAACTGTGCGTGAGCCTGTTGCATCTTGCTTCAAAAACATGATGAAAGACTTACCGCTTGTTGCTGTTGGCATTGTGATAGTTGCATTGCCTGTCAGGGTAATGATTTGTACTGTGCCGTTGGTCAAAGCAAGCGTAATAGCTGTGCTTGAGTTAGCAGAGTATGGGGTTTCTACATAGTTTGTAACTGTTGGGTTAGTCAGAGTCTTGTTGGTTAAAGTCTCTGTCCCTGTGTAGGTAACAATGCTTGCACCAGCTAATGTACCTGCACCAGTACCACCACCAGCAATAGAAATTGTGTCTCCAGTAGTTCCAGAGTACAAGTCTTTCACTTGCGCCATTAACTCACGGATAGCATCGTTAATACCAGATGGCGCACAGCCCTCTGCAATATTGATACTGTCAATGTCTGTGTTATTTGCTGGAGTCGAACTCCACTCCGAGATTTTCGTCTTTGCCATTATTTACTCCATTAAATTATTGACCTAGCAAACCGCCAGATAAAAGTTCTTCAAGATATGGATATGCTTGTTCAACCAACTGCGAACCTGCTGCTGCACTTGTTGCAGGAAATAATAAATTATTTGGCATTGCATTAGGTATTGTCGCACCTCTTACAGCCTCTTTAGCTGGCAGATTTCTAAACACATCTTTGGCTGTACCAATTGCATTTTGCAACAAATACTGACCACCAGCAGTAACAGGGTCACCTGTTGCAGCCAATGTTCCACCAGTAGATAATTTTTGTAGCAAATCACCCAATCCTCTTGACAACTCATAAGCAGAGCCAGAGCGATTGATAGAACCTGCGCCAGCATAATTTGCTGACAATGGATTGTCTGGGGGCAAAACCCTAGATAGCTGAGTACGCAAATCAAACAGCTTGCCCAAGTCTTCGCCATTAAAAACTAAATTAAGGATTTCACTTCCTTCTTTAGTTGCCTTATCAATCCTTTGGACAACCTTTAAAGGATTAGCAGGGTCACCAGCAGCACCATTGATAATTTGGTAGAACACAGCCTCACGAACTCTATTTACTTCTGGAGAGTCTGCGCCATACGCTTTTACAAGTCTATCAATTGTTCTATACGCATTTTGGTTTCCACCAACATCAGCGTTACCAAAAATCTTGTTAACAATTTCTGGAGAAGTTACATCATCGTTTTTAATGATTTGCTCAATAGACCTTCCAGCAGTATCACCACCAAGTCTTTGAGATGGCTCAAATAATTGACCATATTCCGTACGCTTTGCTCTTGCGTCTTTTAACTTAGTAACAGCAGCCTCGTCACCTAAGAACTTACCTTGCTGAACCAAGTCATCTAGCCATGTGTCAAAAGCCCTAATAGACGTAAGAGCAGCAGCTTTTCTTTCGTCATTGCTTGCAGAGTTTGCTGTTCTCGCAAGAACACGCCTAACTTGCTCTGTCTTACCCAAGGAAAAAGA